CCGCCAGAAGGCGGCATGTTCAAGCGGGAGTGGTTCGAGATCGTCGATGCCGACGCTTGCCCGGTCATGTTCGATTCGCTGGTGAGGGCATGGGACTTCGCCGGAACCGAGGGGGATGGCGACTGGACGGCCGGCGTGCTAATCGGCCAGAAGGGGCTGGATGTTTTCGCCATTGACGTCGTTCGCGGCCAGTGGGGAAGCGGCACGCGGGACGAGCGAGTTTTCGCGACTGCCTGCCAGGATGAAGAATTGTATGGCGAGAAAGTGCAAATCTGGTTCCCGCAAGATCCTGGCCAGGCCGGCAAGGGGCAGGCGGAAGGTCTGGTAATGAAGCTGCGTGGCTACCGGGTGAAGTACGAACCAGTGAGCGGCGATAAAGAGACGCGGGCCGATCCGATGGCGTCGACGGCGTGGGCCGGATGGAAACAGGGGAGAAGGATTAAGGTTGTGAGAGCAGCGTGGAATCGTGCCTTCCTGGACGAGCTTTGTACGTTCCCGAATGGGAAGCATGACGACCAGGTCGATGCGGCGGCGTTGGCGTTTGTGAAGTTGGTTAAACCGAAGAAACGGGTATTGGTGGCGTGATGATCGCATCGATTGTTGTTGCGGTGTTTTTCATTTTAGTCATCGGCGTTCCGGTCGTCGTCGATCTTCTGTATCCACTATGGCGAGATGGCTGCTGGCACGATTGGGAGATTTTGGATCGGCGCTCTTGGTCTTGGTGCCGCGAAGAAGCGGAGGGGTCGGTCCACCATTCGTTTTTAAGTTCTGTCGAGGATCTAAGATTTGTCCGGAAAGTTTGTTTGAACTGCGGAAAGATCGAAGATCAAATTGCCGCAGAAATTGTGAAACAGAGAGCAGAAATCAAAGAGCACAATCAGCGGCAAATGCTGGCGGAAGAACTAGCAGTCGCGGATGGGCGGATGACGCTCTGTCCAGAATGTAAATTGCCGCGTCCGAAAGCCGACACCGGGCGATGCTTCCGATGCGTGTCTCGCCGCGTCGCGGAAGTTGCTGCCGAAAGGACTACTGGACATGTCTGACTCCCTCCAATTTTCCTACGCCGTCACTCCGCAAGGCACGGCTGAAGGCACACCCCTGGCAGACACTCCAGCCATCCCCACCGCTGTCGCCAAGGCCGGTTTCGCCGTCGGCCTCCGCGCCGCACTCTCCCAAGGCGTCCCCGGTGCTTGGGCATCCGATCACCTCTCCGAAACCAACAAATTCACCGGCTGGCACTACATCGCCGCTCACACGATCGGAAAGCAGCTCGCCCAAGCGGAGCAAGTCGTCTACCAGGACAGTGAGAATCCAACCATGCCGCCAGCCACCGCGAAGGCCCGCCGCAAGTTACTGCGCCGCCAATTCGGCTCCCGTTGGAAGTTGCTCGCCAAGTCCACTGCATTCGGCGAACAGGAATCCGCCACGCTCCCAGAAACACATCGCCTCTCAAAACTTTACAAGCGGCCGAACCCGGATCAGTCTGGGGCGTCGCTCCGCTACGAAGCCGCCATTCAAATCTGCCTCACCGGCAAGTGCTTGATTTGGAAGGTCCGCAACCGGCTGGGGCTCACCGTCGAACGCTACGTCATCCCCACGGCCATCGCCCAGCCGCGTCCGCCGACTCCAGAGCTTCCCCGCGGCGGCTGGTATATCAGCCCCACCGCAGCCTATTCCTACGCGGCCCGGATGGACAAAGAGGGCTACACCGATCTGCGGAGTTACTACAAGGCCATCGGCTCCATCCTGGATGCTCGCGACGTGATGGTGATTCAGTGGGCACACCCGCTCTACAAAGACGACTCGCAGTCGCCGGTGTCGGCTGGGGCGAAGTGGACCGACACGGCGGACATGGTGGACGATGCGCGGCACTCGCATTTGAACCGCGGGATCGATGCGTCGGTCATTATCGGGATTGAAGGCGAAGTTGAGCAGTCGGACTTGGACCGGGCGGCATTGAAGATCAACGAGAAATACGCCGGGTCGAAAAAGGCAGGATCGGCGATTCTCGTTTCCGGCGGCAAGGAAGTGACGCCGATCACCACCACCCCCAAGGATATGGCGTATGACATGGGGTTCAACCAGCTTCGCGATGCGATTTTGGCACTCCACGCGGTCAGTCCGATTGCGGCGGGAGTTACCGACGGCCACAGTTACGCGGCGTTCGTCGCGGCCCTTCGGCAGACCGTTACCCTGGCAGTGCAGCCGCTTTGCGATTTGATTGCGGAGGAAGAGACCGAGCAACAAGCCAAGGAATTCGGCCAGGGTCTGACAGTGGAAATCGAAGCCGTCACCCTGGACGATCCGACGATGCTGGAGGCGATGCTGACGAACGACGCGGCGGTGGGGGCGCGGACAGTGAACGAATGGCGTGCGGAGCGGGGACTGCCGCCGGCTCCCGGATCGTGGGGAGAGGAGCGGGCAATGTCTGGCGGCGGGATGGGGGCTGGCGCCGGCACGGGGATGATGGGCGATTCTTCTGTGGCCGGAATGGGCGGCGGGGAATTCGGCTCGCTCGGCCGGCGACAGTTCACCAATAACCGCAAGGGCATCACCGATATTTTGACGGATGCCGAGACGGGTGTGATTAGCGAGCAGCGGGCACTGGCTGAACTGGAGGCGGTGGGCGTGAGTCCCGAGAGGGCCAAGCGGCTGCTGGAGGATGCGTTGGATGACGGGACGATTGATGACCCAGAGAATCAACAGGCGTTGGCGGAATTGGAGGCGGGCGCGGCTGGTGGGGCGAAGTCGGTCGGCGTGAACGGCAATGGCCATCGCAAATTACTCACGGATGATGAGTGGATGCGAATGGCGATGGGGGCGAGGAGGTTTTGAGTGGATAAATTTTTTCGCGTCGAGTCCGAATGTCAGGTGATTTGGTTTCGCCTGTCGGAAATCGTCGCCATCGAAACGCCAAATCCGCCAGGGAAGCCGACTGGCTGGGTTGATGAAGTAGCGGCTGGGGTCTATCTGCGGAATAGATCCGACGCTGTGACCTTAACCGCAGAGCAGTGGGAGTCGTTAAAGACGAGGTTGTTTCACATCAGCGAAACAAGCTATTCACAGCCACGGGGAATTGCCAAATCGAATGCCTGACATCCTCGCCCGCGACCGCAAGGAATCCCGCATCTCCGCTCTCATAAAGCGAGCTTACGGCCGCACGCGCGATCAACTAATCACCGCTCTCGGCACTCCGCCAGACGTTCGCAACATCCCCGATTCGCTTTTCGACCAACTTCAATCCCAAGTCGAAAACGATCTACGCGAGGCCATCGCCATCGTCCTCTTGCTCCAAATGCGAGCCATCGACCTAGACCTTTCCCTGGCAGACGACGAATGGAATCGGCTCCGCGTCAATCCAGAACGAGCGGGCAGGGCTGCGGAGCGGTACGCCCGTCGCCGCGCTCGAGAGACCGCCACGTCGGTAATCGACACGTACCGCGATCGTGTGGAGACTGCTGGCCGCGAGGCGAGGGAGCGGATCGAAACTGCCAGGGAAAGGATCGAGGGCGTCAGCTTTGAAACGGACGAAGCCCGCCGCATTGCAGAAATTGAGGCGAACCGCGAAGCCCGCCGGTCGATGCGGGATTTGGAGAAGCGGATAAGGGAGATCGAGCGGGAGCAAGCGGAGTCAGTCGGCACAACGGAGACGACGGCCGCTGGGACGGCCGGGGAGCAGCAATTCAAAAAACAGGTGCAGCGGGAATTCGGCGTGTTGATCGTCCCCGCGTGGATCACTGCCAGGGATGAGCGAGTGTGCCCGATTTGCGAGCCGCTGGACGGGACGGTGGAAGTGGAATGGGGGGAGAAGTTTCGGGACGGTCCGCCGGCACATCCCCGGTGCAGGTGCTACCTGAAGTGGGAGGAGTCTTTCGTTTTGGAGGGAGCGTAGAACGCTTTTAAGCATGGCCACACCTGGAAAGCCGCTTGACGAACAAACTCGCAAAATGATCGAGCGGCGGCTGGCGGATGGCCATTCCCGTCGAAAAACCGCGGCCGAAACCGGCACATGCAAGCGGACGGTCGATAAGTACTCTGGAAAGAAACCCGATAAATAGGTGTTGCAAAGTAGCCCAAGCATCAGGCCAAATTGGAATTGAACATGGGAGCCGCCCGTAGATCGGTGCGGCAACCGGGCCGTAGGCGGGAATAAGCTCCCCGCCGAACACTGCCCAAACAGTCGCTGGCTTTTGGGAGCCGCGTCGAAAGACGTGCGCTCCCGTTTTCTTTTTCCAGCAGCGACAAATGCCCGCTCAACTTCCCTTCCCCGGTGCGGTCTACAAATTCGCCGAATCAAACGGCGTGGGGCAGGACGTCGTCAACTCGCCGTCGATCGATCAGCAGGCGATGAGCGCGACGGCGGTAATTTGTACGCCGGTGGTTGACCGCCAGGGGGAAATCATCATCCCCGAAGGCGTCGATTCAACCGACTGGCAGAAGAATCCGACGATCCTTTGGGAGCACGGTTTCGACGGCCAAATCACGACGCCAATTGCCAAGGGAATCGGGCCGGACGGGACAGTCGGATTGAAGCTGTCCGACAACTCCCTGGAAGGTACGGCGTGGTTCACTAATAAGAATCCGCAGTCGGCTCAGATTTTCGATTTGATCGTGGAAGGCATCATTCGGGCCGCGTCCATCCACGTCATCCCGATCGAGACAGAGCAGCAGCGATCCGACACGCAAATCGTGACGGTCTACCCCAAGAGCACGCTCCTGGAATGGAGCTGGGGAAAGATCGGCGTGAATCCGGAAGCCGTGCTCAAAGTTCTCAACAGCGGTCGGCTCAACAGTGAGCCGATTTGTGCTCTGGCGAAATCATTTTTGTTCGCGCACGCACCGCGGGCCAAGGGCAATGGTATCGGTGCGGATTTTGGAAAGGGAAAGTCCATGACTCCTGAAGAAGAAGCGGCTGCGAAGAAACAGGCTGAAGCGGCTGCTGCGGCAGCGGCTGGTGCAGGTGGTGCTGGTGCGGCCACTGACGATACGCCAGTCGAGCCAGGTGCCGACGACGCCGAATCCGAAGCTCCGCCGTCCGTCCGCGTCGCCAACGCTGTCCATTCTTCCCTTTCGCAGCTCATGGCGAATCTTGAGGGTGCGTCCAACACCTACGAAGATCCGCGAGCCAAGGAATACTTCGGCGGTCCGTTCTTGGAGAAGTGCAACGAGCTGATGACGGAAGTGAAGGGGCTTATCGGCGAGCTTGGCGGCGACGATGCCGAGGAACCCGCGGAAGAGGAGCCGGCCGAAGAGGAAGCGGTTAAGTCCTGGCTGGCCAGCGCCCCGACGAAGGGGTTGCGGTTGTCGGGATACCTCGCCCCGCTCAATCGAATCGCCAAAGCAAAGGACGTTCCCGAGACGCACAAGATGGCGATTCAGGCGGTACTGAAAAATCTCCGCGGCATCATCGAAGGCTCGCGGACGAATCACGATGCGGCAAAAGAGAAGGTTTTGCAGGAGCAAATCGCCGCTGCGACAGTCAACTTCGGCGACGCGGCCAAGGGGTTGACGGCCGCTGCCGCATCGCTGGCGGAAATCATTCCGGTCGCCTGACGTTCTCGAATCACTAACCGCCCGAGTCATTTCGGCCAACTGAAAATCGAAAATCTAATCAGGAGTTTGACATGACGACCGCAACGATCGAATCCCAGGTGGCCGAATTGACCAAGCAGGGGGCGACCCTCAAGGAAGCGGTTGAGTCTGTCGGGAAAACTCTCGGCTCGCTCAAGGAAAAGCTCGACAAGCCGGTGCTGCCGGAGCGAGTCCGCAGCAAGAGCGGCGAGGGGGCGTTTTCCTACATGATGGAGGAAACCGATCCGCGGCACGCCCTCAAGACGTCGGTGAAAACCGGCAAGGCATACGGCGAACTCCCCCGCGGCGGGATTCCCGAAGGCTATCGCGGCGCCGGCCACGAAGGGGCGTTCAAGACGGCCCGCGACTTCTACCATTTGGGCCTGAAAAACACAGACGAATTCGTCTCCCGCTACAAGACGGTGACGAAGGACATCAAGGACGAATCGATCTTGAAGGCCATCCAGGGGATGAGCACACAGACGGCGGCCGAAGGTGGGGCGTGGATTCTGCCGGAATTCTCCAACGCCATCATCGACCGCATCTACAGCAACGATCTCCTCCAGCGGACGGACGGCTACACGGTTTCCGGCAACAATCTGACCTTCAAGGCCAACGCCGAAACCAGCCGCGTGAATGGCTCGCGTCACGGCGGGCTGCGGGCGCAGTGGGTTTCCGAGGGCGGGACGATTCCAGATTCGATGCCGCGGACCCGCGATATTAGCCTCAAGCTCAACAAACTGGCCGTGGTGGTCTATCTCACGGACGAGCTCCGCGAAGACGGCGGACCGGCCGTTGAGCAGTACGTCAATCGCAAGGTTGCGGAGGAAATGGAATTCGCCCTGGGCGACGTCATCATCAACGGCGTCGGCGTCAACCAGATGCTCGGGATTCTGAATTCGCCGGCCCTGCTTTCGATCACCAAGGAAAGCGGCCAGCTCGCCACAACAATTGTCACTGAGAACGTGGATAAGATGTGGGCGCGGCGACTGGCTGGCGGCGACTATATCTGGCTGACGAATCAGGACACGCACCCGCAGCTTTCGGCCCTCTCCCGCGGCGTCGGGGCGGCCGGCGAGTTGGTCTACAACCCGCCTGGCGGTGTGTCGGGAACTCCTTACGCCACGCTCAAGGGAGCCCCGATCCTGGAGACGGAATTCAACGCCACGCTCGGCACGGTTGGCGACTTGGTGCTGGCCGATTTGTCGCAGTACATCACGATCAGCAAGGGGGGCGTGGTGCAGGCCGTGTCGATGCACGTCGCCTTTCTCACCGATCAAATGGCCTTGCGGTTCACCATGCGAGTTGACGGACGGCCAGCGTGGCACGCTCCGATCACCCCGTACAAGGGTAGCAACACCCAGTCGCCATTCGTCGCACTCGCCACGCGGGCGTAATTTTCCAACAACTGAAAACTTTCGCACTTCCCAAATCAACAATCGGACCAGCATCGGCCGCACGCCGGCCAGGAGAAGAAAATGCACTCGCTATTCAACGGCCGATTCCTGGAGTCTTGCGGTATCGTTCTGGGCAGTGCCTTGGTCAACGGTGACGCCAATTCGGACATCACCGGGGATCGAATCCGGCTGGACGGCTACGACGGCTGTGCGGTTGTCGTCCTGAAGCCGGCCGGAACCGCTGGCGATGATCTGTCATTCGACTTCGATCAGCACGATGCGGCCACGTCCGGCAATTCCAAGGCCCTGACCGCTGTTCACGATCTGTGGTTCAACTTGGGAGCCACGACGCTGGCCGCGGCGCAGGGATGGGTTTATGCGACCGTCACTCCCACCGATGCGATTGTGACCGACGTGCTTGTCGGCGGCTTGGTGAAGTTCAGCAGCAACGCCACTTACGTTCCGGGGGCGGCGCTGGTGGACATCGTTTCCGACACGAACGACGCAATCATCGTTTTCGACATCAAGGCATCCGACCTGGACGGCGGCAACGGCTACAGGTGGTTCAGCATGAACAGTGCCGGTGCCGCGATTGGCAACGCCCTTTTGATTAACGTGCTCTACATCCCCTACGCCTCGAAGTACGGTGGGCTGCTGCCGCCGAACATCATCGCGTAGGCGGTGACTGAATAGTCGGTAAATGTTGGGCAGTTGATCCACGCGAGACACAGGGAGAATCGACATGACCACCAGAGCGGAACAGGCCGAGGCGAAGGCAGAAGCGAAGGCAGAGGCCAAGGCTGAAAAAGATGAAGCGAAGGCCGAAGCGGCAGAGGCAAAAGACGCCGCAGCCGCAGCCGCCAAAAAAGAGGCAGATACAGCCGCCAAACGTGTCGAGGCCGCGAATTTTCTCCCGCTGCGGAAACTTGACGACGGCCGGACGATCTACCGGCGCGAGGTTGTCGAGTTTTACGAATCGAGCGGGAAGTGTGACGAATTCATCACCGTCGATCCTGGCAGGGGTCCGCAGGGTCCGAAAAAGGAAGCCCCGCAAGTCCCGAAGCCGGAAGCGACGTAGCTCGTTACCGATCGCCAAATCCAATCTACAAAATTTCCAACCGCGACAGGGTGAAGCATGGCCGCAATCGAACTTGACGACAACGAGCAGCGAATCCTCTTGACGATGGCTCAGAGGATGTTCGCCGACTTGGCCAATGGCCGGATGCGGCTCCGTGACCCGGAGACGATCGCCCGCCAGGCGTATGTCGAGTCGCTGGCATTCGTCAAGGTCACCAGTCAGATCTTGAGTGGCGATGTGCAAATCGCCAAGCCGCAGACGCAAGAGAAGCCGCTATTCGTCATGGTCCATTTGTGGAACATGGCGGACACGGAGAAGTCGATCCACGGCAGCCCGATGAACGACCCCAACGGCAATCCGCTATACGAAATTCAGCCGGTCGATCGCTATGCCTTCGGGCCGAAGCTGGCCAAGGGGCATCCCGTCAACCAGCGGTTTCTCGGCAATGCGATTCGCAACACAGTCCGCGGGCAGGACGGCACGCCTGTCCCGGCCCTATGCAATCAGACCGGCAAGCCGCTGTCGCAAGCGGAGATTGACGAGCTGAAAGAGTATGCCCCGGATCAGGGCGGCGCGGTGTAGGGCTGCGGCGGGCTGCGGCGGTGAATTAGTCGGCCAGAGTCAGTCAACAGAAACACGGAGTCACGACGATGGCAACCAAAGGACTTACCTCTGGCGGACGGATTTCGTTTTTCGATAGCGTCCTGAATGGTGCCACGTTCCAGGCTGGACTATGGAAAGACGCTCCGCTCCTGGAGTACCTTTTCGACCCCACCATCGGCATCATGCTCGATGAGCGATGGGACAGCTACGACGCCGAAGCGACAGTCGGCGACTACGTCGGCACGGCTGCGACGAGCGGTTCGGCCGCGATGAGCACGACGATTTCCAAGGCCCTGGCGATTGATGCCGGGGCCACAACCGACAATCAGGGTTTCCAGATTCAGCGGGTCAAGACGGCGTTTCTGCCAGCGGCCGGAAAGGATTTGTGGGCGGAGTTTCTCGTTCTCTTGACCGCAACCACGCCGCCGGTCACGAAGGCACAGATTTACGTCGGCCTGGCAGCCATCGACACGTCGATTATTTCGGCCGGCGCCCAATCGACCAATAACCGCATCGGCTGGCAGATCCTTGACGGGGCACTGCTGGCAACGACGTTCACTTCCGACAAGGCTGGCGTGGCCGATACTCGCACCGGGCCGACGCTCGTTGCCGCGACAGCCATCAAGCTCGGCTTCAAGTACGACGGCACGGCTGATACCGTCCAACAGTACGTCAATGGCGTAGCAACGGGGCTCCCTGTTGTGACCGCCAACACCCCCAAGTTGGCGGTTTATCCGTCGCTCGTTTGCCAGTCGGACGGGACCGATCAGCCGATTCTGGTTTCGATGGGGTATCGGATTTTCCAGTTGCGGTAGGCGAGAGTCCACCGGGAGGCCAGCCGCGATGAGCCTCACCACTCTCGCAACCATCAAAACGCAACTCGGCATTTCCGGATCGTCGGAGGATGCTACGCTCAAGCACTGGTTGCGGGTGTCCAGTGCGCTGGTCCGCGGCTACTGCGGCCGGTATTTCGGCGGGTTCATTTCCGGCTACACGGTCGCCAATCCGACAGTGGTTGAATCGATCGGCCACGGGATGGAAACCGGCGACATTATCGTAGCGGCCGGCAGCGGACCGGGGACAAGCATTGACGGGGAACAAACAATCACCCGCGTCGATGACGACACGTTCACCGTCCCTGTGAATGTTGCCGTGGCCGGGACGCGCGGAACGTACACCCGCAAGCTGACCGAATTTTACATGGGGACCGGCCAGCGGGAATTATTGCTTCGCGAGCGGCCGGTACAGTCAATCGCGTCGGTCAATTTCGATCAGGGCGGATACTTCGGCGACGCTACCGACGCATTCGCGAGCGAAACGCTTCTCGCCGCTGGCAGCGACTACGTGCTGTATCGCGACAAGACGATTGGCGGAGCGAGTATCGGCAGCAGCGGGATTCTTTTGAGGATCGGCAGCGACTGGCCGGCAACGCTCGCCATCCCTGGCGGACACCTTACCGGCTTTGAGCGACCGTCGCTCGGCAACGTTAAGGTCACTTACACGGCAGGCTTTGCTCGCATCCCCTGGGACTTGCAGGACGCGGTGATTCAGCTTGTGGCGCAAAAGCGCAGCGGGGAAATGAGCGATGGCCTGGGGGCATACTTGAGTCGTACGACGGACTACGCCAGCTACACGCGAATGACGGCGGAAGAATCGCGGATGCAGTTGGGCAGCCTGGCCCACACACTGCGGCGATACAGCGGCCAGGTGGAGGTGTGGTAATGGTTGCGATGGTCGCACTCCTGGCAGTCCCCACCTTTCTGCTGAACGCCTACACGGTTCGGCCGAACCGCCAGAGCGTGAAAATCCGCCTGAAGAATCCACCAGGGGGAGAAATCACGGTCAATGAGGCGAACTGGCGGCCGTGGTCAAGGGACGACACGGCGATGATCGGCCCGCTCTCGCCGGAAACGGAGCGGCGAACGCTCGTTTATCCGACGCACCCTAACGGCGGCAGCGATTGCCCGATTGCAAAGAACGGCGACATCGCGACGGACCGGGATGGGGTGGAGTGGATCGTCCAAAGCTACCGCAAGGAATTGGAGGGGTCCGACGTGCATTGCCCGTGCGTGAAAAATCCGAAACAGCCGGGGTGATGAAGAAATCATGCTCCGCGATCAGCAGCAAATCGAAGCCAGCCAGATGCCGCAGCTCATGCAAGAGTTCGCGGCCGGATTCCTGCAAGACTCGCTGGCGGAACCGATCAGCGAATGCGTGCGGATCGTGCGGATGGGGTTCATGGAGAATTTTCAACTGAAAGAGGGAAGCGACGGCAGGACGTGGCCGCCGCACGCTCCGTCCACCGTCCGCCGCTACGGTCCTCACCCGCTCCTGATCTTGAGCGACGCGATGCGGTCGGCCGTGGCCGGTGAGGGTGGAGTCGGGGCCGTGTTTCGAGACTCATTCCGCGAATTCGAGACGGGGACGGATCTGATTTACGCCCGCACTCATCAAGAGGGGGATGCGAGCCGCAATATCCCCCAGCGTGAGTTCCTGTATGCGAGCGAGGACGTTCAGCGGGAGTGCCAGGGGGAGATTGAGGATTTCGTTTTTGAGTTCATCCTGTAATGCCGCTTGCCATTCCAACTCTGACCCTCACTGACGATGCCGATGGCACAGGCGCCACGGCTACGATCAGCGGCAGCACGGTCGGCACGACGAACGCGGTTTTCACTTCCCGCTGGCTGGGCGGATTCGTCAACGCGGCCTTCACGTCCGCTGGCAGCCGCTCTGATGACGGGACGCTGGCGCTGAACATTCACCTCGGCTACCACTGGGCCTACGTGTCGTCCACCAAGGCGGGGGAGGACGGCGTTGTGTCGGCGATGGGCAGCGTGCGGGCGACGGACGGAGAGGATTCCGACTGGAAGCAGTGCATGGATGGGATCGTGGCGAAAATCCAGACCCTTTCCCTGGCAGGACTGCTGCCGGCGAATGTGGAAGGCGGAAAGTTCCCATTCGACCGCGAAGGGCTGGACAAGCCGGCGGTGTTAGTTGGCTACATCCGCGAAGCTGGAATCACGCTGGTCTATTCGGCGACCGATCAAGTCCCGCTCGACTTCCAGGTGGCGGTCCTGAAGCCGAACGATCAAAGCAACGTGATTGAGGACCAGTACCCCAAGTGGCGAGAGCAAATTCGCAATCTATTCTCCCCCACAACCGACACCGGACTGCCAGCCGTCCCGCATGTCATTTCCACGCAGGTCATTCCTGGGGATATGTACAACCTGGAGCTATTCAAGGTGGGGCTGGATGCCGGGGCACTCGTCATCCGCTGCATTACCCAAGTCAATCGAGCACTCGTTTAGGAGTTGAACATGGTCGCTTCAATGGCACACGCAACGAAGGTCGGGATTGCCGCGACAGCTCCCAGCACATTGCAACTGGAATTCGAGTCCTGTGGCGTCGGTCTTCAGGGCACGCACGTTCAGAGTCCCGGCATCCGCGACGGCCGCAGTTACCACAGCGAGAGCGTGGTGGATGGGCCGTACACCGTGGGCGGGCCGCTGGTGCTGGCCCCGCGTGCCGACGAGCTCGACGCACTGCTGCCCTACATTCTTGGCACGGCCGAAGTTGCCGACGTTTTCTCCCTGGCAGAAACTATCCCCGACTTCGTGTTGGACGTGGAGAAGGTCGCCGACGGGGCCGCGTCGGGCTACCGATACGCCGGCTGCAAGATGAACTCGGCAACGTTTCGCAGTAGTCCCGGCGGACTCTTGATGCTGGAAATGGACGTGCAAGGCAAGACGGAAGCCGAGATCACATTCCCGTCGATCAGCGGCACGCTTACGGTCCTGCAACCGTACATCCACCATCAGCTCGTGCTGACCATCGGCGGGACTGCCTACCAGCCGGCCAGCATCGACATCACGATCAACAACGCCTTGATCCTCGATCGCTTCCTGAACAGCCAGACGCGGACGGAACTGCCGGAGAGCGACCGGATCGTCACCTGCAACTTCACGCTCCCCTACACGGCCAATGAGCGGAACAACTTGTACGACGTGGCGGTTGGCGGACTGGCGGCGACGGCCAAGTGGACCAACGGGGCGCGGTCGATCCTGTTTACCTTCGGCGTGCTGCAATTCCCCAAGCCGCCGGTTGTGATTCCGGGGCGGAATGCGGAATTGGCGATTTCCTTTGCGGCCCAGGCACGGTGCTTGAGCACGACGAAGGAATTGGTAGTGACTAACGACAGCAGCGGCTAGGAGCAACCATGAATCGAAGATCGTTTTTTGCAGCATGTGCGGCGTCGCTCGCGTCACTTCTGCCGACGTGGCTGATTGGCAAGCGATGCTGCTGCAAAAAGTTCAAGGCGAAGATAGGCAATGAAGTCGTCGAATTCACTCCCGGCTGGCTGAATCTTAATGGCCAGTGGGAGTGTCTTTGCAAAGCAACCAAAAAACGTGGTAGGCGGCTGCCGACTCTTGCTGTTGTGGGGCGACCAAAAATCAAAGAGTACATGCCGACATAGCTACGACCCATTTTACAAATCAGGAGAGAGACCATGCCACAGGTTTACAACGTCAAGAGCGACCAACACGACGCCGCGTCGCAGCTCGATTCTCTCATTCGCAATTTGCGAGAAGCGACCCTCGGCTGCGACTGGGAAGCTCAATACGAGAAGGAAGAAAAGGTCAGCATCTTCACGGTGCGGCTCGTAAAAAAGGAACCAATGCCAACCTACGAAGAAAGGATCGCGGCGCTCGAGGAAGAAAACCGCAAGCTTCGCGAGGCGGAAGCGGTGAAGGATACCGCTCCTCAATTGGAACCTGAACCACCAATTCTGGACGAACCACCAATTCTGGACGAACCACCAATTCTGGACGAACCACCAATTCTGGACGAACCACCAATTCTGGACGAACCACCAGCATAGTTACGGCCGGGGGCTGGATCGTTGCGTGTGCCTATCGCGGTCGCACGTCTCGCCCGGCCCCCAGGCTCATTGATCGAACCGCGTAACCGCGAGTGGAGTTTTGGAAATGGTCAACGGAGAGTTTTGCAACTTCATCGACGACGGCTACCAAGAGGACGGCTACATCGCCGCAGAGAAAGGTTTTCACGGCGAGCTGTCCTTTCGCTATCGGCCCATGCTGCCCGAGCAGCGCGACGGCATCGATCAGGTGACGATCAAGGAAGGGAGCGTCAAGGGCTGCAAGGCGATTGCCACGGCGATTGCCAACAAGGTTTCTTCCTGGTCGCTGAAAAACGCCAAGGGGGAAGACGTGCCGATCACTCCGGCCAACGCTGGCCGTTTGCGCCCGCGGCTGTTTGACAAGCTGTGGGCCGTCATCGCCGGCCGGATGCCGAGCGACGCCAAGCCCGATGCCGGCAGCGAGGAGTGTGGCGATTACGTGACCCAACTCCTGGAAGGCCCAGACAGTAAGCGAGAGGGCGACGCAAAAAACTGACGGAAGGCGTCCGGCTGATCCTGAATCATCCGGGCGTCGCGATGCTGCCCTGCAAAACGTGCCAGGGCGGGCCGCACAACTTGGAGACCGGAAAGCCGATCACCTATACCAGCCAGGGGAAGGAACTGCCGGTCATCGATCCGAATTGGAAACCGCCTTGCGTGAGCGGCAAGGAGAAGTGCCCGAAAGGAAACCCCGAGAATGCGAAGCAAGTCGAGCTATCGGACAAAAACTACCGCGCGTTCTGGCACTGGCAACGGATGCGTGCGGTGGGGGCGACGGAGCGGGAGAAAGCCGATCCGATTGTGCGGCGGAATGCGGCGCTGATCGAAGGCGTGTACCAGCCGTGGGAGAGGAAGCAGCAGGCGATGGAAACCTTGGAACTTTTGCTGATGGTCAAGAGGTGATGCGATGTTGATGAATGCTCCGAAAGCGGGCGGTGCAAGCCGGGAAGTGCTGTTTCGGCTGGGGGTACTGGCCGATCCCCAGGCCGCGGGCCAGTTCAAGCGGTTCGGGGACCAGATCGAGTCTCAGCAGAAACGCATCCTGGATGCGACGAAGGCCCGGGCGGCTCAGATTTCCAGCGCCTGGAAGCAGACCGGGGAGGAATCCGTCAAGGCGTTTGAACGGATGCAGAACGTCGGGGACGCCGCGGCGTCGCGCGTCGCTACAGCCTGGCGGACGGCTAGTACGAACGTCAGGCGGGCGATGGGGGAGATTGACGCCACGACGGCCACGGGGGCGAGTCGGGCGGCAGCGGCGGGGAGGATAGGGGCAGCAACCAGCGGAGTGGCGCGGGCAGCCGGAGGGGGCTTCCGAGGCGATGGCGCATACGGAGGCTATTCAACTAGGCCGCTAGAAGCCGTCAATAACCTGTCCACGGGAGCCGTCCATTTAGCCCGATTCGCCGGCCTGTCCGGCATTGCCGGTGAGAATGATTCCGCGAAGATCTTGGAAACGCTCATCAAGATCGAATTGCTTGTCACCGGCATTCATGGTGCAGTGGCTCTCGGCAAGGGCGGCAGCGTACTACTGAGTGCGGCCGGGCTCGGGCCGATGGTCCCGGT